CGATCATCAACGCGATTGGCGGTAAAACCGCTGCCGGAACACTGTCGTATGCAGATAGCGCGAAGCTGGTGACGAGCGCGACAGGCGTAGACATCACGGGGACTTTGACCAGCGATGGGCTGACTGTGGACACAAACACGCTGCACGTTGACGCAACGAATAATCGTGTAGGCATTGGGACGAGTTCGCCTAGTGATGAACTTCACATTAATGCCACAAATGCAAATGTAAATCTACGTCTTACTAGAGACACCAATACTGGGGCTAGAATATCTGGTTCAGACGGTGACTCAAACCCTGCGGTTATCTTTGAGACAATCAGTGGTGGCACTGGCTCAGAAGCCATGCGCATCGATGCGAGCGGTAACTTGCTTGTGGGTAAGACTAGCACTACACTGAATGACGAAGGTCATGCCCTTGCGCCTACTTTTGCTAGGTTCACAAGAGATAGTGCTGCGCCTGTTCAGTTTAATCGCACCACCAACGACGGTGATATTACCATATTCTACCAAGACGGCTCCACGGTGGGGAGTATTGGGGTAGGGCAGTCGTCTGACTTGTATATTGGGACATCTGATACAGGTATTTTGACCAGCAGTAGTGAAAGCATTACACCGTGGAACCCATCTACAAACGCTGGCAGAGATGACGCTATTGATTTAGGTACATCAGATCATCGCTTCCAAGACCTTTTCCTCTCAGGCGGTGTCTACCTTGGCGGGATAGGGTCGGCTAATAAGCTGGATGACTATGAGGAGGGGACTTGGACTGTAACAACAAATGTTGGCACCATAACTGCCAATACTGGCTTTTATCGCAAGGTCGGGGATTTAGTTTATGCTACCGCTGTAGTTGGTTCTTTTAGTGACATAACATCGTCTAATGAAATTCAACTGTCTCTTCCTTTTACAAGTAGCAATACCAGTGGCCTTAATAACCACGGCTCGGTAATGTCTCGTTACATAGGCATAAACGGTGAATCATTGACAGCTTATATAGGGGCTAATTCACCTTTTCTTAATCTTTATCATAACGGTACAAATACTAACAACTGGTCAAACCTTACATACAGTGATCTTACTAGCACATCTGCGTACTTGAGGTTCAGTATTTCGTACATCGTTTAACAGCATAACCCACTGCATAGCTTTGGGTCGGACAGTCCAAGCCATAAAGGAGATAAACGATGGCACTAACAGAAGAAACAACACAAGACAAAATAGAGGTCGTAGGCGACTTTAAGCACGTTCAGGTGCGTACAGCCACGGTCATCAAGCGTGATGGCACAGAGATTAGCCGCAGCTTTTCACGCCATGTAGTCGCACCTGACGCAGACATCACAGGTGAAAGCACAGAGGTGCAAGCCATTTGCAACGCAGTCCACACACAAGCGGTTAAGGATGCATATGCAGCGCATCTTGAGGCACAGGAGACACCATAATGGCTATCACTTACACTTGGACTATTCCAACACTGGAACACGAAATCGCTGACGGAGGCGTCTATATTGCACATTGGCGCTGCACAGGCGTTGATGACGATGGCAACACAGCATCATCTTATGGCACTTGTGGTTTAACCTACGATGCCTCTGCGTCCGACTTCACACCTTATGCCGACATTACCGAGGCTCAAGCTCAGGGCTGGGTGTGGGGTCATGTATCCCAAGAGGATACCGAAGCTGCCATAGCGTCAAAAATCGACGCAATGGCAAACCCAACGACTGCTGACGGGGTGCCGTGGGCAGCATAACTTGAAAGGAGATCAACGTGACTGAAGACAAAAAGGTCATTACGATTGACGATGTGGAGTACACTGAAGACCAGCTAAGCGACACTGCAAAGATGTGCATAAATCACATCAATTCGCTAGACCAGAAGATCGGCTCTGCGCAGTTTAACTTGGTGCAGCTTCAGATGGGCAGGCAGGGCTTCATGGCCGAGCTAAAAGCCGCCCTTGAGCCTGACGCGGAGTAGCCGCGCAGCATAACAAAATCGCGAGGGGCAGCAAAACGCTGCCCTTTTGCGCATCAAATGGTCATGTGTTACACTGCGGCAAGCGCGCAACACCAACGAGGCAACGATGGCTCTGATTAGATTAGACGTACCCGCTGGGGTTTACCGCAACGGCACCGACTTGCAGAGCATGGGGCGCTGGCGCGATGCCAGCCTGATACGTTGGATCGACGGCACGATGCAGCCGGTAAAGGGTTGGCGCACAAGATCCGACACCGCCACGAATGCCACGCCGCGCGGCATGGTAAACTGGGCAGACAATTCAAACGACCGCTGGTATGCCACCGGCACATATAACAAGCTATACGTCTACGGCGGCAGCACCGGCACGCAATACGACATCACGCCGACAGGCTTGGCCACTGGCCGCGAGGATGCTGTCGCGTTCACCGGCTACGGCGGCAACACATACGGTAATTACGCATACGGCATTGCGCGGCCAGACACGTCACGCATACAGCCTGCAACCGCGTGGAATTTGCAGCTGTGGGGCGAATACCTGCTGGCCAATAACCGTGACGACGGCAAGGTCTACGAGTGGCAGCTGGACAACACCGCAATCGCTGCGCAAGTCGCCAATGCGCCAATAAACAACAAAAGCATCGTCGTGACGGAAGAGCGCTTTCTGATGTGCCTTGGCGCTGGCGGCAATGTGCGCAAGGTGCAGTGGTCAGACCGCGAAGACAACACGACGTGGACGCCGTCAGCGCAGAACGAGGCTGGCGACCTTGAGCTGTCTACAGAAGGCGAGATCATGGCTGGCGTCAGCGTGAAGGGCCAGACGCTTATCCTGACAACGCGCGACGCGCATGTCGCTAACTACATTGGCCCGCCATATGTCTACGGTATAGAGCGCGTCGGCTCAGCCTGCGGGCTTGCGGCCAACTTGGCATATGCCAGCGTAGACGCCGGATGCTTCTGGATGGGCGTCCACGCGTTCTACGTTTATAGCGGCGGCCAAGTGCAGGAGATGCCGTGCGACGTGTCCGACTACGTTTTCAACGACATCAACCGCGCGCAGATCAGCAAGGCGTTTGCCATGTCAAACGGCAAATACGGCGAGATATGGTGGTTCTACCCGTCGAGCGATTCCACAGAAAACAACCGCTACGTCGCATATAATTACGTCGAAAACACATGGTCGATTGGCACGATGGCGCGCTCTGCGGGATCTGATGCAGGCACGTTCATTTATCCGCTGATGGCCGACCCGTCTAACAATAAGATATATGAGCATGAGGTCGGCTACGAATACAACGGCGCAACGCCTTTCGCGGAAACCGGCCCAATTATGCTTGGCTCCGGCGACAACGTTGTCAGCGTGACGGAAATGATCCCCGACGAGAAGACGCAAGGCGATGTCAGCGCCACGTTTAAGACGCGTTTTTATCCCAACGGCACAGAGCGATCATACGGGCCGTTTAGCATGGCCAACCCGACTAACATGCGCTTCACTGGCCGTCAGGTGCGCATGCGTGTTGATGGCGCACGTCTTGCAGACTGGCGCGTCGGCGTAAACCGGCTAGACGCTGTTGCGGGTGGCCGTAGATGACGCAGCAGTATCGCGCACCAGAGCCGAGGGGCGACGACTGGATGGCTTGGGGCAGGCGTCTGATGCTCTACCTCGGCCAGACGCGGTCACAGCTTGTGCAGCAGACGGGCGGCGAGAGCGCGGCAGAAGACGGCGTGATAATGTGGGATCGTACAAACGAATACCCCGTTGTCAGCAAGAACGGCGAGTGGCGGCAGATTGTGCTGGAAGACGGCCACGCTGACTTCATTCTGACGTCAGACGTCACGCCTGTTGCCGCCAACACGGCGTACAAGCTTACATATGACGCGCCCACCGGCAACGACGGCATCACGCAAGGCACGCCAGCGTCGCGCATTGTGTTCGACGAGGCTGGCCAATATGTCGTATCGTTTTCTGCGCAAATATCATCGACGTCGGCCAGCACGGTTCACTTCTACTTCTGGCCGAGCGTCAACGGCACCAACGTGGCAGACAGCGGCATGACCACTGCGCTGCACCAAAACAACGCCACGGTTGTCACGTCGCGCACTCAGATATTCACACTTGCGGCTGGTGACTACTTGGAAGTGAATTACATGATCGACAGCACGCAAGGCTTTCTGAATTACACCGCAGCGTCTTCGCCTGTGCCAGCGATCCCCGCGTCAACTTTAGCGATTACGAGGCTTCATGGATAAAGAGCTTGAGAGATGCCGCCCGTGGATCGAAGCCGCTTTGGAGTATTCCGGCGGCACGCATGACTTCATCGACGTGGCCGAGGGTATATACAAGGGAACGATGCAGCTCTGGCCCACGCCAAGGGGGTGCATCGTCAGCGAAATAGTGGTATATCCGAGAAAGAAAGTTTTAAACGTGTTTCTTGGCGGCGGCGAGTTGGACCAGATTTTAGAAATGCATGAAGATGTGATAGCATGGGCAAAAGTGCAAGGATGCTCTGCGTTGACCATGACGGGCCGCTTAGGCTGGAAGAAACCACTGAAGGCGCATGGCTGGAAGCCACTGCATG